CGCTGGCGTGGTGGATACTGAAGCAAGCAGGCGTGGACGTGAAGGGCACTAAGGTCAAGCCGCGAGTCATCACTGGCCTCGACGCGCTGAGCCGTAACGCCGACCGCGAGCGGATGCTGATCTTCCTGCAAGACGTAGCGCTGCTCGACAACATCGCTCCTGAGACACGCATGAAGCTGCGCGAGACGAACATCATCAGCGACATGGCTGCTGGTGCCGGTGTTGAGCGTGGTAAGTACGTGGCGTCGAAGGAGGAGATCGAGCAGGCACAAGCCAACCTGCAACAGGCCCGCATGAACGAGCAGGCCGAGACAGCTGCGATTGGCGCAGCCGCAAACAACGTTAGCCAAGGAGCTACCCAATGAGTCAAGAAGCCACAGACGTACAAGCAACAGCCCCAGCCGCACCAGCAGCTGTACCGGCAGAGCCTGTAATCAAACCAGCAGCAGCTGAGCCACCGGCAGTCGAACCCAAGACTGACGACGCTGAGATCGCCTTCGAGGAAACAGGTGATGCTCGCATGGACTACGCGCTGAACTTCGTTGCTCGTGCTGGTTTCGACGCTGACCACCCAGCCATCATCGCAGCGAGTGAAGGTAACTTCGGTCTGCTCAAGGCTGCTCTCGCTGAGAAGGGAGTAGCAGGCTGGGAGCAGGCGGTTGCGCTTGGCGAGGAAGCCTACAAGGAACTCGTCGCTAAAGAAGGGGAGAAGATCGAGACTATTCGAGCCAATGTCCTTGAGGTAGCTGAACAGAATGGCGTAGACTGGGAAGCGGCAGTAGAGTTTGCCCGCGAGCATGGTGATGAGCAGGAGATCGCTAAGATCAACGAGCTTATGGCTGACCCGTTCACCGCCAAGATCGCTGCACTGTACATCACCACCGCTTACCGCAACAACAGCGATGTGGATGTGCCGCCGCAGCGACAGGCCGTCAAGCCTGAAGCCGTACCGGGCAACCCCGGTGTGTCTGGTGGATCGCTGACCCGAGCCGAGTTCGCGGCAGAGGCTGGCAAGCTGCACAAGCGCATGGGCGACGCCTATGTACAAAGTCCGGAATATCGAGCATTGGCCGCGCGTCTCCAGCGCTGAGTTAATTGCCCCTTTATCTGGAATACCAAAACATTTCCTAGCTAGGAGCTTTACATATGTCCCTGACCGGCGAGGCCAAGAAGCGCGCAGACGCCGCCAGATACGAGCGGATCAAGGCCGACCCGGAGCTGCTTGAGCAGCGGCGGGCCAAAGCACGAGAGGCTGTCCGCAGATACAGGGCTAGGCTAGCAGCCGAAGACCCTGAGAAGGCTAAGGCGATTAGGCGCAAGCAAAATCTCAAGCATAACTATGGCATTACTCCAGATGGTGTAGTGGCAATGCTTGAGGCTCAAGGGCACCGTTGTAAGATATGCAACATCGAACTCCTGAAGGAGAACGGTGTGCGTAATTGCAAGCGGGGCCACGTGGTAGACCACTGCCACACTACTAAGAGGATACGTGGGATTCTCTGCCACCGCTGTAACCAAGGGCTAGGGCTGTTCAGGGATAACCCTGACTACCTCGCCACTGCTATCAAATATCTACAGGAGTAATACCCTTGAGTTTAGACGTTTTCTCAGTAGTACGCCCCAACACCAAGCTCGACGGCACCAACCCGCTGGAGCTGGTGATTGAGGAATTTGCCGGTATCGTCGAAGGTACGATCCAGCGCCGCTCCGTCACCGAAGGCTGGTTGCCGGTGCGTAAGGTAACCGGCACCGCGACCGTCTCCAAGGACGCTATCGGTGAATCGACCCTCGGCGTGGTTGTACCGGGCGTTACGCCTGACGGCACCAAGAACCAGTTCAGCAAGACCTCGGTGACCGTGGACACCCTCGTCTACGCTCGCTCGACTCTGCCGCTGCTGGATTCCTTCCAGACCAAGTACGATGTTCGTAAGGAGATCGGTAACGAACACGGCAAGAAGATCGCCAAGTTCAAGGACACTGCGTTCCTTGTCCAAGGTGCTAAGGCTGCACTGGCCACCGAGTCGCCTTACGGCGCACTGCCGGGCCACAGCGGCGGCACCCGCGAGACTCTCGCCACTGCCGGTGACGTAACCGATCCGGCTAAGCTGTACTCCGCTTTCTCCCGTCTGTTCGCACAGCTGGAGGAGAAGGACGTTGACCCGATCAACGACGACCTCGTGATCTTCGTGCGTCCGACTGTGTTCTACGCACTGTTGGAAGCAGAGCAGGTCATCAACGGTCAGTACCTGACCAGCGAAGGCACCTCGGTACAAGGCCACATCTTCAAGGCGTGGGGCGTGCCGGTGGTTTCCACCTCCAACCTGCCGAACGGTGTCATCAACACCACTGACGACGAGGGCAACTCTGTTGGCCGTCTGATGGGTGCTGGCTACACTGGTGACTTCAGCAAGCTGGTTGCTCTGGCCATGTCGCCTCGCGCTGTGCTGGCTGGCGAGACTATCTCGCTGACCTCCGACGTGTTCTACGACAAGCTGAGCAAGTCGTGGTACGTCGATGCGCACCTCGCCTTCGCGGCCACTCCTGACCGCACCGAGTACGCAGGTGCCATCCTCTTGCCTTGAGGCATGATGTAACCCATAGCCCCCGTATGCCTCGCGCAGCGGGGGCTTTTTTGCACTTACAGGATACCACTATGTTCCTAACGAAACTCGACGTGGTGAACGAGTGCTTGGCGTCTATGGGCGAGTCAGCTGCTAACTCACTGAACGAGAGCAACAGCTTCATCACCTCAGCACTGCGCTCACTCGAACAGGCTACGATCAGCGAGCAGTCTCCCGGCTGGTACTTCAACATCGACCGCCTGCGTCTGGAGCCTACAGTAGACGGTGAGTTCTATGTCCCGCATGACGTTCTCAGTGTGGACATTGACAGGTCACCTAACTGGCTGGTGATCCGTGGGCGGCGGCTGTACAACCGCGACAAGTCGGTATACCTTACCGACACACGTCCGGTCGAGCTGTTCGTTGTACGCGCGATCCCATTCGAGGACTTGCCCTACCACGCACAGCGCATGGTCCAAGCCGCTACCGTTGTCGCCTTCCAGAAGTCCTACGATGGTGACGAGCTGAAGCTGCGCGATGCCCAAGAGGAGTACGCCAAAGCGCGGACATTCCTCATGTCTGACCACATACGGTCAGTACGAGCCAACATGCTGTACCACGGCGACGTAGCAGTACGTCAGTCGCTCAACCGATTCCACACAGGGCAACTACCCTACCGAGGTTAACTATGGCTAAAGAGACTGGCGCATACGAGTCCTTGATTCGCGGCGTGTCGGAGCAAGTGCCGCACGACCGGCTGCCGGGTCAGCACTGGCTACAGGACAACTACATCAGTGACCCTGTTCGCGGACTTGCCCGCCGACACGGCAGCGTAATGGTGCATGAGCGCAAGTACGCTAGCACCACACTCAGCGCAGCAACCAAGAGCGATATCACCAACTTCAAGGAGGCCAGCTTCACCGTGCGCGGCAAGGAGCTGTGCTTCATGTACCGTCCAGTGGCCAAGGTATCCGGTAGTACAATGCCGGGACTGGTAGCCATCGACAAGGACGCCGGGCAGATTCTGTCCGTGCAGGCACCGGCTAGCGACACCGTAGCGCTGGACATTCTCGACAAGGGAATCACCAGCATCACCGCTGTCGGTCAGTTCCTGCTGTTCGCTGCTCGTGGTCGCAACACCACGTACACCGCGAGCGACCGTCTCACAGCTACCAGCCAGTATGCAGTAGCGTGGGTGCGTGGTGGTGCGTACAGCCGTAAGTACACCATCACCATCGTGAAGCCTGACAACTCCATTGTGACGGTAAACTACACCACGCCAGCGAGCTACTACGAGGGGACGCTTAACACAGCTGATATCCCGGCGACTGCGACTGACTACCAGAAGCAGGTCAACGACCGGGTGAACGCCTACAACACTGCAGTCAACCAGCACATCGCGGCAGCTGGCCGGGCCATCCAGCCCGAGAACATTGCCGAGTCGCTGCGAGCAGCATGTGTAAGCGCTGGCTTCACCACCGTGTCCCGCGTAGGTTCCATCCTGCGCTTCACCGGAGTGAAGAACGTGGTGACCGACGACAACGGCGACGGCTCACTGCTCAAGGCTACATCAAGCGAGGTAGAGTCCACCGCCGATCTGAGCAACTACCACGTGGTAGGCAAGA